AAATATAATTGACTCAAAGGTCTACCCAAATTATCAACTAAATCACTAACATCAATATCTTCATTAAAAACAAACTGAACTATTGAATCATTGAAAAAGTTTTCACTAAAACCAACTCTATATGCTTCATAATCATCAGTTTCAATAACTGGTGATTGTTTTGTTTTTATTTTTTTAAATTTTCTAAAATAATACGATGATTCTATATCATTAATTACTTTAACCATTCTAGTATCGTCATCAATACTTCCAGTATTAGGTAAATCCAAAACAAAATAATTGTCTTTCATATCACCATTATCTAAACCTGTTCTAATAACAACATGTGTACCATCAAAACCATTACTACCCTTTATTTTAACTGAATCACCTATTGTAAGATTGTGTTTACACGCCACACCAAAAGCAGTCATAGGTCTTGTTGCAACACTACTAGAAAGTTTGTCTACTATTAATAAACCATTTCCAGTACTTGTTGGACTATTAACCATATAATGCGTTTTATCAACAGCAGCTGGATAAGTTATTGTTAATTCCCAATTTTTAACTAGTGTTGATGAATCACCTAATTGTGGTGTTGTTGCATGATAAGGTGATGTATCTGGAACAAATGAAAAACGTTCTCTTTTTGGTTCCATATCATAAAAATCACAAAAACCAGAACGTGTTTTATCTGGGTTAAAATGACCAAACCAACCATCCATTTCAACCAAATCATTTTTTAAAGCTAGTTGATACGTATAATCTGTTTTATCAGCAACATCATTGTCTTTTGGATATGATGTATCCAAAAATTCTATATTGTTGAATGTAGACCAAGTATATTTGTTATTTTTTTCATTATCATTTAAATTAAATAACGCATTAGAAACTGTTGGGTTTATTGACCCAATAATTCTATAATACTTGCTACGATTTCTTTCAGTATCAAATCTATCACCAGCATTAACTGTTTTATTTTTTTCGTCTGGTGGTAATAATCTTTCTTTATTATCAATACTGATTTTTAAATACGTGTCATCATTTACATCTTTTCTTGATGTAAATCCATTAAGTCTTTGTTTTAATCTTTCTATATCCATCTTATCCTATAATTTGAAGTACACATCCATAAGCATCAGTCACCGTATTAACATAAACCAAACTATTAGTGGTAAATGAATATGTTTGTCCAGCATTTATAGTTCCATAACCTGCCAATGTTAAAGGTGCTATACCACCAGTGACAGTTAATGCATGGGTCCATGGACCAGAACCTGTTGTTATAATTGTTTTAGTCATTGCAACTGTTGGTAATGTAACTCTAGCATTATACCATGTAGTTGCATTATCCGTAGCATTAGCTGGATAGGTACAACCTTTATTATCAGTTACCCTAACCCAAAAATCAACTTTATTATCACTACCTGGTGTTGTGTTTTTAGCACCAGTAAGTGTTACAAGCCCATTATAATGTGTTAATGTTTGTGTTGTAGCATTAGTACTTTCTACCTTATAATCAATAGTGTAAGGTGCTCTATTTGTATACCCATCATCTAATTGACTAATACTAAATATATAAGTACCATTACTTGGGTCACATTGCATACGATTATGATAAATAGATTCATTAGCTATATTAGAAAGACTATCTTTTATTGCTAATGTACTTGGTGGTAATTCAACTTCAGGTACAGAATATGTTAAAACATTAGAATAACATGGTTTAACATTAGGACGAGGAAATAAATTACTTGATGTTCTAATAGAGATTCCATTACCATAAGTAACACTACTTTTAGGTATAGTAAGATAATAATAACCATTTAAATATGTAAAATTACTAGCCGTTGGACTCACACCTGCAGTTGCAAAATTATCTAAACTATATTCAACAGAAGTAGTTGGTCCTGCTGTAATTGTAAAAGGTATTTTATAATTATCTTTATCACATTGTTTTGATATAATCTTTTGGTCAGTTGGTTTATTTATTAATAATTGTGGGTTTTCTTCAGTCAACACTAAATTTTGTGTTGCAGCAGACCCTACAGCATCAACTACTTTTATCTCATATGGTCCTTTATATAACCCAATATGCGATTGCCCATTGACTTCATACCCATTAGGTCCAATTACTTTAACTGCATATGGTGAAACACCACCAGCTACTTTTACACTGATTGCACCACTAGAACCACCATAACAATGAATATTTGTTGCACTATATGTTACATGTATTGTACTAGGACCAGTCATAGTTAAACCAGTAGTTATACATTCATTTCTTGGTATTGCTTGGTCAAAAACTGTTAAAATATAACCACTTAAATCAGCACCTAAATTATTAATTTTTAAATTAGTTGATGCAGGTTGACCAGTTGGTTGACCTATAAATGTACCATTTGATTTTTTTAATATATAATTTAAATTACCTGTTCCACCACCAACATTACCTATAGTAATAACACCATCACTAGTAGTTTCTTGACTTAACATTGATGATACGTAAGCATAACAAAATAATGGTACTGGCCCATTAACAGCAATAGTATCACTAATTGGTGTACCAGCTGAATCAGTTGCTGAAATTAAATAAGTTCCAGGATAAAAACCACATACTTGGACATTTGTGTTACTAGTGGTTGCCGTACCAATTTTTGGGGTTATGTTTAATGGATTACCTTGTGGGTCATTTACCCCAGTAATTGTATACTTAAATGGAGCTAAACCACCAATAAATGAAAACGTAGTACATCCAGTACCAGCACTTAAAGTATCTGGTGTAGAATTTGATTCAATAAGAATATCATCTCTTTGTGGTTTAATACAACTAGCAAAGAATTTTTTATTCATTAAATCTAAACCAGTACTACCATCTTCTAAACCAAAATAAAAATAATATGAATGGTCTGATTGACCAAAAGTAGTATCAGTAACTGGTGAATGATTAATACTGATATTTCTAAAATTAACGTAATCAGCACCATTAGGACCAACGGCAACTTGGTCATACGTACCAGCATTATTTAAATTAAAATCAGTTGAATATCCATTTGGGCTTGGTATAGTAAGACTATTCAATCCAACCCATGGTGTAGAACTTTTATTTAAACCATATAATACATCTCTAGTCCATTTACCAAAATTATCGTCAATATCTAAAACACCTATAACACAATCAGCTTGATGAAGAATTGTGTTGTTATCAACTGGTGATAACTCTGCTTGGTCAACATCAACACCCATTTCACATATGTGTCTAATATTGGTACATTGTCTACCATCAACATGTAATCCTAAACAGTCAATACTAAAGAAATTACCACATGTATCACCACCAATATCAACCATACCTGAAGTTTCAGCTTGTTTTTGGTCATCTGTTAATTCTTGAGTATCTGGTGGTACTTTAAATGTTGTTGGTATTAATTGTTTTTGTATTTTAGGTATACCTTGCCAATCACATTCAAATACTGACCCTAAATTAACAATATCTGTTGCAAATAATTTAACATTAGAATCTTTTGTTGTTGCAGCATAATAAAATTCAGTACCAACTTTTTTAATAAGTCCTTCACTAAGTCCTACTGTACGAGTATTTTTTTGGTTATTCTTTCCACTACCGTTAAAACATGTATCTACTAATACGTTACTATAACAACTATTATCAGCAATACCATTACCATTTCCGTCCATTCCACCACCAGCAATATCATCACAGTTGGTTTCACAGAATTTTTCTGATTTGTTTCTTCTTCTTTTATATTTTAACAAATAACTAAATAAAGTTCCATTTACCCAATCATTATAAAAATCAAATTGAAATAAATTTAAAGCTCTTGCCATTGCAAAAGCAACACAATCAGCTAAACCACAATCAATTCCATTATGTCCAAAATCATCACCTTTACAATATGTTGGACACGAACTTTGTTCACATGTTGCGTTATAAGTTCTATCACCTTTTTGACAACCAGGTGCGTATGAATAACCATCATCAAAAGGACATATTACTGTTGTACATGGAATATAATTAATTCTATCCGCAATATCACAACAGAATCCAAAGGGATGCCAACTAATTGCCCAAATATCAAATCCTAAACCACAAATAAAATAAAGTACATCTTTTATAATACCCAAAATAAAATTAATAATAGGATATATCAAAAAGTTCATGATGAATATCATAACAATAATAATCAACATTATCAAACAAATAATAAAAAATATTGGGTTAATTTCAGTATTAACTTTATTGTAAGGGAATGGTACTTTACCTGAATTTTCAACATCTTTGATTGCTGTTGCAGCTCTAGTTAAATCAGGAGTAAAAGCATTATTTCTTTGGAATTTACTGATAAAATTACTAACACTATATATTTTATTCCAATGTAAATCTCTAAAACTATGGTCTTGTGTTTTAGCACCAAATTCATAATCAATTTCAGCAGCACTTCTAGGATTATTAGGGACTAGATATCTAGCTCTTGTTCTAAGTCTACCTAATCCACCAGTATTATTCATACCGATGTTAAATCTTACTCTAGCTCTTGTTGGTACCCCTTTATTTGGGTCTTGAGATAAAATAAGATTACCACCTTCATCAGTTACCATATAATCTAAATTCATAGGTATTTGATAAGCCCATGCACCTTTGTCGTCAATAACTTCTGAACCATCAACATTAAATTCTTCAGTTTTATTATCAATAGTTTTTCTAATCATACGAATAGTACCTTCAGCACTCATTTGTTCATCTAAAACCCCTACTTTTTTTCTAGGTCTACATCTTTTATTAACACTATGTTTATCTTTATCACCAAATATACTACCCATAAAGATAGCTGCTGGTGTTATATCATAATTTAAATCTAAATCTAAACGACTAATTCCAATTTCATAATTTTCTGTATCACCCCAGAATGGTTGTACATTTACACCAGAATCTAAGCTTTTTACTTGCATTAAATTATCTAAATTTTTACCACTTGAAAATTTAGTAGTTGAATCAAATCTGGAAATACTAGCACCTTTAGAAATCATATCATAAGGTCTTTGTGATGCAATACCAATATCTGAAATATCCGCATCCACATGAACATTGTAATTACCTAACGGCACACCAAAAATCATAAAATCCCCAGCATGGTTAGTAGTTGTTGTAAATCTATAATACTTACAATAAACTTCTAACATAGCTTCATTATCTAAAACTTCTCTTTTTGTAGGAAATGTACCAATAGGTGTAAAACATTCATTTACTGATTCAGAATCTTGCGTTAGTAAGTTATATCTTACACCATCGCTGTTTTTATCATTTATTTTTTCGTAAGGATATAACCCTCTTTTAACTGAATCATTTTTATCAATATCATCTAACGGTATAAAAACACTTACTTTAGCGTTTGGAACCCCAAATCCACCATTAATAATTACTCTTCCAACAATGACACCATAATCGGAAGAAAAACGCTTATAAACGTCCTCTTGATTTATATTCAATGATAATACCTCTAAAAAATCAAAATCTTGTTCTAATTTAATTTTAACATATTTATCACCACCATTTGGTGTTGTATTTATTCTTATCGTTTTTGACATTGTTTATTTTATTTTTTTGTTAAATCATCCACACCAACTAATTCAAATTCATCTGGATTAATATTTTCCCATTCTGCATCATCTTCTTCATCATCTTCGTCATCGTCTTCTTCAGCATTATCTTTAGCTACTTTTTTCATAAATTTAGATGCTGAAATAAATATTGGTCTAATATCAATATCTTTGGTCATTACAATCATATTAAACATGTAGTAAATAATTACTAACATTAAAAATGGTGATAATGCTAATGCTATCCCAAACCCTAATAATTTTATTGAATAATGGATAATATTAGCCCCTATATTTTTTTTAGGTGTATTTTCATTATTAGGTGATGAAACATTAAAAGGTGTTCCATCGTTTTTTTTTGCTTTACATCCGCAACTCATAATTTTAATTTTAATTTTTATTATTTTGATTAATATAACCAAAATAAACAATAAGGAAAGATTATTTTACTCTAACTATAATATCAATATCAGGGTATTTAATCTCAAACATACTAATTGGTTCGCCAAAAAGAGTATAATCTGTTGATATATCTACTTGTCTAGTAGTAACATCTGAATATGGTTGTGAAATTTCATTTGAACTATATTTACCTTGACCTACTTTGTTATAAACCCTTAAATCAATTACGTTTAATACACCACCAACATTATTAATAGTTTCCATTAACGATGATAAATAAATATTATCACCCATTTGATATTTATTAATATCCATATAAGATTGAACATCCGAAATAACTTGACTGATAATTTGTCCTTGTGGTTGTTTTTTATCAATCATTAAATCAATTTGAAAACTTAAATTTATTATTCTTCCATTGGTTACTTCAACATAATCATTAATCATTCTATAATCAGCTAAATAATTAGAAATATTATCTCTAAGTACACTAGTTGAACTATTAGTTAATTTACCATTAGCATCAAGGCTAAGAATATATATTTTAATTTTATTCTGTTGTTCAAATATACCACTTCTAAATGGAACACCAAAATTACCAGGCATTTGAGCAATTCTAGTTTGATAATCTTTGATTGTTACTGCTCTATTTTGTGAAGAAAAATTATATCTTACCATATTTCTAATTTCTTCAACACTAGGTGTATCTTTTCCACCCAAAGCTGGAAATGAGTTATTAACCTTAATTGAATTTTTAACAGCAGCATTTGTACTTGGGTTAGGTCCATTAACGTTCATATTCATTAAACCAACACTAGTTAATACGTTTGGACCAACATTGCTATCAGAACCACCACCAATTCTATATTTTATAAACATAGTTGAATTAGCTGTTACTGTAGTACCTAGTGACATATTATTAATAAAATTACCTATTTGATTAACTAGTGCTTTGTTTGTATCAAAATCACAAAGACTACTAGTATCTTGATTTCCTCCACCAAATATTAATTTAGTAAAACCTAAATCTGTATATTCTCTAATAAATTTTTTAGTTGTTGATATCCATTTTCCTGGTCTAACACTAGCATTATCAGTTATTTTAGAATTATCTTCAATAAATACTTTGTCTTCAGCCAATGCTTCCATTTCAAACCATCGATTATCTAAATTTAAAAAATCATCTACCATTGGTAATTTTGTATAATTTGTTCCTGGTAAAGTTATTACTGATTCTATAGAAATTACATTATCTTCTGGAAGTATTATTTCTAAAAAAGGTCTTACATCGGTAGGATTTAATACTCTTTTAAACACTTTAGAACTACCATTAGATACAATTTCTCTTTTGGTTAGAGTATAATTACTCAAATTACCATTTGAATCAACATTTGGTATTATAAGTCTATTTGGTATTCCATTTATATTAAATGGGTTACTAAAATCAATATCATTATTAACTTCAAAAACTTTACCAGCACCATTAACTTGTGAACCAGTTCTAATTATTGGTGCATATGAAACATCAAAAGTATCACCATATACTGGAACGGTTACTGAAAAATCTACTAGAGTAACACTAGGTCTTTTACCTGGTATTTTTAACCCAAAAGTTCTTGCCATTGACAATACCGATTTTTTCTCTTTTGCGTAATCAATTTGCGTTTCTTGAAACATTCTATCAGTATTGGTAGAAAGCATATCCCCAACAGCTGCATTAAGTTCCAAAAGCATCATACCTACTGATGCATCATTAAAATCTCCAAAAATATCTGGGTAATATTGTTTTACCATATTAACCAAATCGCTACGTATTTCAGCGAAGTTTCTAGAAGTATAATTTATTCCTGTATTTGCCATTATATATTAATTATTATTAAATCTGATGTAGTAAAAACATCGTCAGTTATTGTATATTTTACTGTAACCACTGCAGCATATTCGCTTTCTGTTGATTCTACCACTGATATGGTTTCAATTTGTAATTTAGGTAAATATTTTTTTACTACTGTAGTTATTTCTGTTTTTAAACCTGCTAGTGTTAAACTATCATTAGGTTCAAATATAAATTTTAATAAATCAGTCCCAAAGTCTGGGTTATAAAGTCTTTGACCTTTTCTAGTCAAAAGAAGATGCATAAGGTCAGCTTTAATAGCCGAAGCATCGTCAGCATTTAAATCTAAGAAAAACCCTTTTTTACTATCTTTGAATGGATAGTTTATGTTAATGTATTTCATATTTATTCTTTTTTAGATAAATATGATAATAATTTATTTTTATAAGTAAATATGGAAATAAAAAAAGGGACCCATTTAGGTCCCTTTAGTTTAATTAAGTATTTTATTATGATGAACACCCGAAGCATTCAAATTGACTGTCTTGCGGTTTTTCTGGTTTATTCTTATCCATATCAATCGCTAAGTGTTTAGCTTTATTTTCAACGGACTCACTTCTCAAGTAATATTGGCCCGTTTTAAGACCTAATTTCCATGCTAGTGTATGTGAAGTAGTTAACTTACCAACTGTTGGTGTAGAGAAGAAAATATTAAGACTTTGCGATTGGTCTACAAATGGACCTCTTTCAGCCGACATTTCAATAAGAGATTTTTGAGATATTTCCCAAACTGTTTTATATCTTTCTTTGATATCTTCACTAATTGTTGGAATGTTTTGAACACTACCATTATTTTTCATTAATTCTTGTAATGTTTCTCTATTCCAAATCCCTTCTTCTTCTAATTCTCTAACCAAGTGTTTGTTTACCATTGCAAACTCACCACCAGTTACTCTACGAACATATAAGTTAGATGTAAATGGTTCGAAAGCTTCATTTGAACCTATTACACGAGCTGAACTTGCTGTTGGTGGACATGTTGTGACCAAAGAGTTTCTAACACCGTATTTTAAGATATCTTCTCTAAGACCTTTCCAATCATACATTCCAGATAAGTCAGCTTCAGTCAATCCCCACATTTCCCATTGGAAAATACCCTGAGATATTGGTGAGCCCTCATAACCATCATAGGTTAACCCAGTTTCTTTAGCCAAATCACATGATTGTCTTAAAGCATTGAAATAAATGGTTTCAAATATTGTTTTGTTAATCCTTCTAGCCAATGGTCCTGTAAAAGGCGTTTTAAGCAACGCAAATACGTCAGCTAAACCTTGGATACCAATTCCTAATGCTCTTTGTTCTAAACCACCTTTACGACCTTCTTCAGTAGAGTATTCATTTACATCGATAGCAATGTTAAGCGATTTTGTTACTGAACGAGCAACACGACCTAATTCATTATAATCGTATTTCCCATCAATAACAAATTTTTGAACTGGAATACTAGTAAGTGTACAAATAGCTGTTGTGTTAGCATCAGTTACTTCCATA